AGTCGAGGAAGGGGAGGGGCTATGAGCAAAGCATACCAAGCGTACCTAGCATATTTGTTCGAGGTCGACGAAACCCAGTACGCGATCACGTTTTGGACGCAAAGCAAAGACGCGATGGACATCGAGGAGACTCGCAAGAACGGACAAGAGGATACGCATTGCAAGGCAACCGTTGTCCAATCGCGCGATGGAGACCGAAGCAGCTACATCTACCAGGACGAAACAATCAGCGACAACGAAGGCGAAAAGCACGCTGCTAACGTGCTGGCCTACATCAACGCAAACCCATTTTACGAGGACTGCTAAGCTATGAGCCGAATTCACATCTACCAAGCAAAGATCGTCGAGGTTGTTGACGGTGACACTTTCGACTTGATGATTGATCTTGGATTCAATAACTTCACAAAGCAGCGGATGCGGCTTTACGGCATCGACGCTCCTGAGATGAGAACGCAGGCGGGAAAGGATCTAGCGTGGAATCTTTCGATGCAATATCCGGGTAGCTTGCCAGTCATCGTCCAATCCGTCGAGGCTCCCAAGAGCAAGCAGTTTCGCGACAAGTACGGGCGGTTTTTGGCCATCATTTACGATGCTTGGCCGATTGCATCAAGAGCGATCAGCAACGGCGAGAAGATCCTAGAGGTCGCAAAAAATCTCCCAAGCATCCGTTTGAGTAGCCGCGTTCAAAGCAAGAAACGGTGACGTATCATTAAAGGTAGTGTTAGAAATCTGCACGCGATTGATGAGAGTCCAGCTGGCGTCAGAGCGAATTCCATAATTGACTGTCTCAACGTAGCAAGTATCAAATTGCCACGACGAAATATCAGAAATTGACGCAGCTTGTTGTAAAGCAAAAGATAGCCAAGTGGCCACCAAGTTCTGCCCTTGATTAAACTGACAATTAACCGCTACTAGCCCATTGGGGCCATTGGCCGGATTGGTAGTAGACCCGCCAATAATTTTTATAAAAGAGTTGCAAGCTAAATCAAATGCACCATTTTGACCAAACCTGCATTGATTGAGTCTAACCTCTGGAAAAGTGTCTATTAACACATGCGTATTAGAAACGGTTCCTGTAAATAACCGGTTAACCATTGAAGCAACGCCGGCGCTCGCCCTATCTCCACGGAATTCAATGCCAATTGAATGTCTAAATACGCCAATATCCTCAATAATGGTTCCATAGGTGTTTTGATTAAGCACACCTATGCTTGACGAAGGTATAGAGCCCGCAGCCCGAACAACGGTAAATCCTTTGATTCCTCCGCCCGTATTACTTACTGCTGCTCCGCCTAAAGTAACGCAAGTGGCTACTGCTAAATCAAAAACCAATCCTGTGCCTTGAGCGCCATTATTGCCGGGGACAAATCCGGTGGAAAACAAATAAACGGAGGACGGTATGGTTATGCCAGAAGCACATCTGTACCTAGCTGGCGGCAGGTAGACGCTGAGAGAGCCACTATTTAGAGCCGCCTGAATAGCAGCACTGTCGTCCGTAGTTCCATCCCCAACCGCGCCAAAGTCTTTAACGCTTACGCTTTCGCGCAGCTTGGTCTGGACGGTTGTTGCAACTGCGCCTGTGCCGGCGGGGAGATAGCCAACGCCGCTGCTGCCAGTTGAAGCCAACAAGTCATCTAACTCAATGGCGCTAATGGTGACGGTCAGATAGCCAATCTTGGACACTACAAGGTCATACGTCCCGTTAGCCGCGTAGAACGCTACCTGGCCGGTCGAAGACGATAGAAAAGGGTTGGCCAACGGCGTGATGCCATTGTCGCTATACAGCGTGGCTGCTGTAGAAGTGCCGGCGACATAGACCGTGCAGGTGGCGTTAGAAAGAACCATTAGCGTCGAACTGGTGGAGGTCGTGGACGCTATAAAGTTGACATATCTCTGCACGGCGGAAACTCCTATGCGGCAGGTCGGCGGCGGCGTTTAGCCTCTAATTCATTGACCGGAGCTTCCGGTTCACCGGGAGTATATCGCACCCATCCATTACGTTCATCCGCATCCGCTTCCGCATCCGCGATAGCGACTTTGGTGCCGTGTTTGGGGTGCCTAAGGTAGATGTGCATAAAGAAAACGGGGCGGTTGCCCGCCCCGTTCCTATTCGCTTTTTAGGCGATGCGGTACAACGACCAAGCGCCGTCGCCCGTTTTCACGGCGCGGTAGCTCTGGGCGGTGCCAGCGGTGGTTACGGTCATCAGGCCGAGTGAGCCCGAGGAACCGATGGTCCAACCGGTATTGGTCGTGATGGTAATCACGCCCGAACCGGAACCGTTGGTGTTGACCACGGTAAAGTCAAAACAGCTGTTGACTTTGGCACTGGGGACAGCAGCGTCCAAATCAGTAGCCAAAGGCAGCGTGTAAGCCGCCGCCGTGGTGGTTGGGGTGCCCAGCAGGATACCGTTGAGAATCTGAGCAGTCGTCAGAGTCGCGGTAACCGTCGCCGTTGCCGGCGTAGCTTGAGTACGGAGTTGAACTTCGGTCAGATTGCCGTCACCAACTTGGTAACCGCCAGCGCCATTAGGTAGTGCCATGATACTTATTCCTCAAAAAGAGTTGCTAATTAGCCCCACAACCGGCAAGCCATCGGCGGCCGGATAGTGGAGTAACCATACAGCACGTCAATACGGCAAGGCATACGGTCGTTGTTGATGTCGTACTGACGCACGATACGCAACGAAATACCGTTGTGGACTTGGCGCGAAGCCATGTCAACACCCTGTGGCAACAACAAGTCAGCCGTAGCAAACGAGATCGCATCTTTGTGATAGATCAAGTTTTGTGGGTAGCCTGTGTTAGCCGAACCAACCATCGTCACAACAGCAGAAGCTTGTGGGAACGAGTTCACAGTAGCCAATGCGTTAGAAGCAGTGTACAGAGCAGGACTGATGTTCAGTGTAGCTGTTGATGAACCAGTTGCCGCAGCAGTCACGACGAACTGTTGGAGGCTACCTGTCGATTGACGTGTCTGTGGGTTAACAGCGAACACACCAGCGATGGTGAATACGTCGCCCGCATTCCATGTCTTGCTCGAACCAGTAAAGCTGATACCGAGAGTTGACTGACCTTCAGTTGCGACAGTTGATGTCACAGTGATGGCAGTGCCCCAATCGCCGTTCGTGTGGTTGCTGATTGACTGAGACATATTGATCTCGTCCAGACCCAAAATGCCTTCACCCATCATGCCGTTTTTGAACTGGCGGCTGATAGTGCCGGTTGGGTTAAACAGACCTTTCATGCCTTCAACCAGACCGGCGTTGGCAGCAGGGTTAACTGTTGCGTAGCGCTGATCCATCGGTGTGGCAAATTCGTTAAGCTTCTGGTTAGCTTGGAGCAGAACCAAAGAAGTTGAAGGAACTGAACCTGGTGTACCGACTGTGTTGTAGATGCCTTTGTACGAAGTTGCAACGTCGGCGTCAACCGAAGATGCCAACTGCGAAACGCGAGGCTTCAAGACACGCTCTGCGAAGTCATCCAACTGCATTGTCAATTCAGCAGAGGTGAAGTTCACACCGATATGCTTCTGGCTAGAAACAGTCAGAGTTGTGAACTGTTCGTTGTCGGCCTGAACTTGCAGGGCGGCACCGTCAGTCACCAGCGCGCGATCGGGCAGGCGGATACGGAGGGTTGAACCAATTTTGGCACCTTCAACAGCGAAGGAGTCGTCGTACTGGCGGTTGACGTTGCGTGTGAGTACAAGGTTGTTCTCAAGAATTTCAAGAGACTTCCGTGTAATCATGTCAATGGTTAAGAGTGAATTACTCATTTTAATTCCTTAAAAGTAAGTTAGCGGTTGCGTAGCGCTTCAAGCTTCTTAATCTGACGCTGCCGGTCGGCTTCGATCCAATCTGATGTGCTCATTGTTTTGATTGAGCGTGGGTCAGTCGTATCGTATGCGGGCGCACCCGTGCTTCTGGCAGTAATCGGACTAATAGGCGATGGCGCATTAGATGTCTTTTTAACTGGCGGATCGGCAGCTAATTTAGCTTCCAACTTGCCAATTTCCTTAGCCTGCAAGATTGGCGATAGGCGGGAGATGCGTTCAGCTTCTTTCGGATTAGCGCCTAAGTGGTATGCCACTTCGGGACCAATATCAGATGCTTGAATCGACTGAGCCATCACGTCAGTGATTGGAAGCTTGGGGTTATAGGCGACTTGTTCAAAGTCGTCATACTTCTCCCGTGCCTTTTCCTCTTTGTCGTGATATGACTCTAGGAGTTCCGACTGCTGCCTACGCTGCTCTCGTTGCTCTAAAAGTTGTTCGGCTTTCTGCGCTGCAAGTGCTTCTACATACGCATCGGTCGATTCAAACTGTTCAGGTGCTACGGGAGTCGCTAATGGCGCAGAGGGTTGTGCTCGTTGAGCCTGCTCTCTTTCCCACTTACGTTGCTCTCTTGCGAGCCGTTTTCCAATCGCGGCATCCAGTTCTTCCTGTGTAAAGGTTTTCGTTGGCTGCTGGTCTTGGTCTACTTCCGGCGTTTGTACTTCAGATACTGGGGCTACCGTAGCTTCCAGTTCCGGCGCGGGCACTTCCGCTTGGCTTACTTCTTCTGACATTTTTGTTTCCTAAGAAACCCTGGTGGGCGCACCAGTACGTTTAATATACAGCAAATTACTTAGCTTCTGCAATAGTTGGTTGTGCAGCAACATACGCATCAATCACATCTTGTGTGTGCGTTGCCGCACAGATAGCTTGGACACGTTCTGCTTCTTTCGAGTAGTCATCGCCAGGAGCGACAACATGGCGATGGAATGTTGCGCTAATCTCTTTTCCATCTTCCATAATCTTGGTGGCGGTGCGTACCTGAACGCAGCCATTTTCAATCACTTCGATGCAATCAACAACTGCTTGTTTTTCTAACATAGCATATCCTTATTGAATAATTTGATATTGAAATTGAGCTGTAGTGCTGCCAGTAGCTGCACCGTTGGAAGTTGACCATACAAAACTTCCAGCGCTTACCGTCGATACATAAATTCTATTGACCGCTGATTGTAAATCCCACGCCGCTTTATTTAATGGCAACAACAATACAGATGTTACCCCGCCTGAAGCTGCTTGAACAGGAGCTGTAATTGTTGCGCTTGAGGCATTAGTCACCGTAAATGTCCCGATAGTAGGATTGCCATTTATGGTGTTACCAAACTTATATCCAACAGCAGGAAGCGCAACAAAAGGGTCTGTGGTTGTTAATAAACTATCGGCAGAATTTTCGCTAACGGTAATGTTTGTATTGCCAGTTCCAGAACCAAAAAATATCCGTGACGTAAGCGGAGTTACACGACTGTCTGAAACTTGATTGCATTTAACAATTCCATTAACGCAATTTGTTTCGCAATTGATAGCAATATTTGAAGTAGTGCCGTTAGCGTTAACAATTTGGTTGTTAGAAACACTAAATACTGAAACCCCAGACAATTCAATTCCGTATGAATTACATTGGCTAACAAAATTATCTGTAATTTTTACTTGAGTAACTGTAAAAGAGCCTGAATTTCTAACAACAATCGCACCGTATGTGGCTGCTGAACCAGTAATACAATTGCTGGAAATCGTTAAGCCAAGGATTGAGTTATCCACCGCTACGTCTATAGCTTGTTGAGAAATACCAGGGACGTTAATAATGTTGTCTGTAATAACAATGTTTCTGTAAGTGGTCGATGTTGCGTCTGAACCTAACCGCCGCACAGAAATACCGCCTAACGCTATGCCAACAGACATATTGTTTGATGTAACTGTTGTATCTGAACAAGCAGCCAAAGCAATTCCGCCGGTACAGTAACTTAATGAGTTATTGGAAATGGTGCAGCCAGAAGCAAAATTTTGAATACCCGCTGCTATCATAGCCCTTGTTGAAAGACCACCAAATCTATTGTCAGATATAACGCTATACGAACCATTGTTGTAAACGCCGTGGTCGAACAAACCATAGCCAATGTTGTCTGTAATAATACAACTTAAAGCAACGCTAAAAATAGCGTTGTACATTGCTCCGTCACCCGCGCCAACATCAAATTTATTTCCTATGGCTGTACAAAACGCGTTTCCGCCAGTTGGTGCGCCTAAACATATACCAAAAGAAACTGTTCCTGCTCCACGGGTAACAGGGCCGCCAATGATTATGTTGTTGACAACCCTGCTATTGTTTGAAGTTAAAAATATACCGACGGCAGGAGCGTTTACAACAGTTAAATTTGCGCAAAGAGATTGGTCTCCGCTTAACTTAACTAATGACGGGTACCATTGTTGTGCTAGGTCTGTTGAATTTGTGTCTAAATAAATAGCTGGGCCAGTAACAGAACCAGAACCACAAACCGTTACTTCTGTACCGGTAAAACGAAATACATCGTCTAGCGCTGATGTAGATTGAACGGCGCCATCAATTTGAATTGTAATGTTATTAGCGCTAGACGTAATTGCGTACAGTGTGCTGTTTGCCACGGCGTTTGCCCGTTGGGCAACAATATTATCACCTGTACCAGTAGCGTTAACTACTTTAAAAGTATACCCAGAAGGTAAAATAAGCGTTTGACCAACAGATAGCGCAGTAACTGCGGCTTGAATGGCATTTCTATCGTTTGCAACGCCATCTCCTACCGCACCAAAATCCAAGACGTTTAATGGTGCGCCTTGAATCATTGAGTATGTTACTTTTGTAAGAGCCATAATGTTTCCTTGTTAGCTTGCTGTAACGTAAGACATAGTTACAGTAAACGCTGCTGATGTTGCGCCTGGGTACAAATTGTTAAATGTAGTCAATCTAGCAGTTGTTGCAGAGTTTGCCATATTCAACAAAAGCATATTGCCTGTAACTACATTCTCACGACCACAGCCAGCAGAAAAAGATGATGATGTAAATGGCAACCCAGCAACGTCAATAGCACCAGCGCCTGTTCCATTGTTTGTAATGGTGGCGATAAACTGAACAACCACTAATCTACCGACTTTTGTATATACGCCGCTAGCAGTAAAAGATGTTATAGACCCAGTTGTAGATGTTAAAGCAGGAGTCCAAGTTCCAACATCATAGTCATTCAACAATTCGCTAGTCATCCCCGCAGGATTGGGATTAATAGAAAAGTCAATACCTTGACCTGATGTGCCGATAACGAGGTTGCCTGTGCTAACAGTTACGTTTGCGGCGGTGCTAATTGCTAAAGCTGAAGTTGTGCCATTTATGCCAAATGCCATTCCGCCTTGTGAGCGAAAAGACAAATCGGTTGCGCCGCCAACACCAATGCTAGAACCGCCTCCAATAAATCCGGTATAAGTGCCGTTATCTAACACCATGTAATTGCCAAACACTCGTAAGCGTTCAGCAAAAGCAGCGGCGTTAGCCCCTACATAAACATCGCCAGTTGTACGAACTCTTAAGGCGTCTACTACCCGACCCGCAGTTAAATTATCAACAGACACTTTAACGGTTGAGCCACTTTGCACAATAGGCAAAACCTCAGTGCCTGCAAGAGGCGTGGTAGACGCGGTTAATGCGGAGATTTTTTTGTCGGCCATTATTTTTCCTTTACGAAATTGGGTACGCAATTGACAAACGCATTTGATCGCCAGTAGTCCATGTTATTGGGTTGGCGGGGCCAAAACCAACAGCGCTTGCGTTTGCGTAACAACTTAAAGTTGTTCCTGCTGCGTCTATTCGGCATACAGCAGTTGCGTAAACTACACCTGAATCTAAAACATAAACTGAACCAATTGCGTTGGCTTTTGCTTGAAATGGAATACTAAAACTCCACTCACCAGTGCCAAGTGTAGTTGTTGAGCCAATTACCAAGTTAATATTATAAAAACACATTCCCCCAACAATGTCGGTGTCACAATATAATGTTCCATTTCCTATTGCGGGGTTGACTGAAGTTGCTGTCCATACAACACCTTGATTTCTTGTTAATTGGTCAAACTGAAATGCTGCGTATACAGTTGGTCCGCAGAGCAAGAAATGCCCTTGGTTAAAAGTTAACCGCTGGGTTGTTGTTGCGTAAGACGCAAAGACACTAATATTAAACGCATTTGCATCGCATGACCCGCTAATAAAAATGTCTCGGACATTGTTTAATGACGCAGCATTAGTTTCAGTACCGCCTGCGCCTGTGTAATTTACAAACCTTAGAGGCGTGTATGTTGTAGACGAATTTATGTCTACGTTTACATGAATGTCTGAAATTGTTCCACCAAGCAAATCTATGTGGTTTATCAACACATGGGTTACATCTACCGCCATATCTCTAGCGGTGTAATCAACCCAAATATTAGAAGTGTTAAGACCGCCAGCACTTCGGGAAATATTTATGCACCCTGATGTATTTCTGTTGTTACGGTTAAAAATTTTAACTTGATGTGATGTTACGCCATAAACAAAATAGGGGCGTATGCAATTAAACGCTACCAAGTTATCAATCTTTACGCCATCGCCTTCATTTTGTGCGTTAAAAGCATAGTAGCAATTATCTGCAAATATTTGCTTAATATGGATTCCGCGAATACGATTGGCAGCTTCAGCAGGGCCAGTTACTTTTACACAAGCAAGCAAATCTTGGCCATAAATTGCATCAATAACAATATTGCCCCAATTACCACCGCTGGCGTTGTCAAATTGAAACGCTGTTGCACCTTTAAAGTTTATGGCGGGGTCATAACCAGTATCAGTAAACTTTACAGGTCCGCAATTAAAATGATTGTTGTTTTTTAAATAAAAAATTGATGGCTGCACACTTGCAGTTGTTTGGACAACAAATTCTACAAATCCTTGTGTAACTACTGAAATGTCGTCGCCAAGAGCGCTTAAATCAATAAAATTAATTCCGGTTGCAGTTGACCCAAGGTAATAAGTCCCAGCGGGGAAATAAACTTGCTTTGCGCCTGAATTAAACGCTGCTTGAATTGCAGTGCGATCATTAACAATACCATCACCAACAGCACCAAAGTCTTTAACGCTAACCGTCTGACGCAATTTAGCTTGTACGTTTGTAATGACTGCGCCTGTTCCTGCGGGGGTGTAGCTAACTTGATCTGCACTTGTGGCTGCTGCGCTGTTAATCGTAGCGGTCGTAAACTTAACCGAAGCCCCAACGTGCAAACCGGTTACAAACGTGATGACCGTACCGCTAGTCTCAACGTAGGCATACTGAGCGCCTGGACCATACTGATTGACGCCATCTACAAACACCGACAGGCTGTTAGTGCCTGGTTGGTATTGCATGGTGGTCAGCGTAAAGACGGTCTGATTAGCAGTTGCCGTCTGAATCTCTTGTTCACCGGTGTAGTTGATGAAGTTAGAGTTAATGCCGTTTACATTGTCGTAAGTGCCAATCAATACGTCATTTGCGTCTTTGATTACAAACTTGTACAACAGACCATCTGTCAACCAAATCTCACCGCTAGGCACACGCCCTGATGCGTCGAGAATAATGGGGTTGCTGTGGGCAGTGGCACCGTTACTGCTTGTGTATGTTGCTTGCGGCGTGGTTGTACCGGCTGTGTAAGTAAAAATCTTACCGCCAGTCAGAATCACGCCGTTATTATTAAAAAATTGTGCGGCAACGCCGCCAACTGGGGAAAGATTGACTGCCATGTCAAGGCTCCAAAAGTATCAAGCCGCCGTCTTCTTGGATTAGATTATCCCCAGACTCGGTAAGAAGGTTGCCCACTGAAGCACCACTATCACGGGTGCCTGAGAACAAAGTCGCAATGCCGCCAAGCCCAATGGCTATGCTGTTACGCAGGGCGACACCGAAGCTCATTCTTTATTCACCGGCTTGCAGTAAATTGATCCAGCATCAGACACCTGAATGGCGCTCACTCTCCACAATCCACCAGTACCGTTAGGCACAGCAAACGGGATGGGCGTAAAGGCTGGGATCGGAGTGCTAGCAGTTGTTGCCACTGCACCTTCACCGACTTCAATGTACGCAGGAGTAGTAGACCAGACGATTACGCCTTGGGGACCCGCATTCCATGTTGTAGTGTTACCCGCTGTACCTGTGTACGCAACGGTTGCGCCAGGAAAGTCGGCTTTTGCCAATGGTTTAAGAAGTTCCATCATCATTTCCTAGGCTAAAAATTTTAATTTGTAGAGGGTTGTCAAATACAACTCAATGATATTATCCACCAATTGTTGCATGGTAGAGTCGTCTTTATCACAGATTTTATACCGATTAGCCTCAATTTCCTTTAATTGTCCTTCTAAAAATTCAATTACATTTGCAGTCTTTTTAGCGGAACTCAAAGAAATTGCGCCCATCAAGCCATTTCGCCCCTGATAGGCTTCAGCAAATGCGTCTGCACGTTCAATGATATTCTCATAGAACTTTTGCAGTGCTTTGTGCTTGGAATAGCTGCGAGTATTTAAATGCACAGAGTGGGTCACATCCCGTGCAAGAAACAACATACCTACAAAGTCACAGGCTTTCATTGTTGTGGCTCCATTGGCATCATGCCCTGTTCAGGTGGCATCTGCTCCATTGGCATCTCAAACTGCTCACGCTGCGGTGCACCACCAATCAGATCGCCGGTATCAAGGGCGGCAGCAATTGTGCCGTTGACAATATCTTGAATCTGCTCAAAGGTCATGCCTGCTTGGACAGCCGAAATGCGCTTGGTTTCAGCATCAAATGCCTTGATCTGAGCCTCATAATCCGCACGTTGTTGCTCTTGAATTTCGACAGATTTAGAGACGTTCTGGAGCATATTCATCATCTGCTCCATCTCTTGGTTCATCGCATCCATCTGCATCTTAGCAGCCTGCATCTCAGGCGAGTCGTCCCCGCCTTCCATGATCTTAGGATCAATGGTCTTAGCAAAACGCTTGGACATTTCATCCGCACCAGGCCAATCCATGTTCTTAATGAACAAGTCGCCAGCCACCGCCCACAACTGTGGGTTGCCTTGCAGAAGTTGAGCCATCGCCTCCAACGCTTCCTGACGCTTGGTCATGTAGCTTGGACCAGTGGTTACGCAGACATCGTAGCGACCGACGTTCAGGTTGTAAATCTTTTCGATGACAATACCCTGCTGATCCACAATCTTATTGACCGGCATTGGTTGATTAGGGTTTACCTTAATAATGTCTGTCTCGCCATCAATACCAATGATGCGGGCAATACGCTCTGTATCATAAATCTTAGGCACCAAGTCCACGATCTGGCGTGTGATATAGCGCACAGCACGGGCGAGGTTATCAACGTAGTGATAAGTACCCACATCCGCCTGACGCTCACGCGCCAAGATAGCCTTACCAGAACGCTCGTTAGAGGTCTGACCGAGGCTGGAGTCATATTGCCCTGTCGTGCCCTTAATATCGTCGCTAGCGCCCATTTTGGCTTGAATTAAGCCGGTTTGGGGCAGCGGTGGGGGCGCGCGTTGTGGCAGGGGCAATACCGCACCCGCACCGTCGGTCACATCGGGATTTACTTCCAGATACGGCCAGTTGGTGGTGTTGGCAGTCTTCCACTGCATTTCGTAGCCTTCAAACTGACCACCGTAGCCGATAAATGGGGCTTTGGGTGCCAAGGCAAGCATTTCAGCTTCTTGGCTTGTCCAGTAGTTATACATCCGCTGCGCATCTTTTGCGTTACGCACGATGCCAGAGACATAAATACGACCGTCAACCTCAAATTCATTGCCTACCACACGCACCACAGGAATGCTTGATCCTGCCCAATCTTGCGACTCAAGAATCTCAAAACCGTTGATTTTGCACCATTTGACCTTCTTGATGTCCACGGTTCTGGAGCGAATGGGCTTCATGCCACGCATTGCCATTTCTTCGTCTTCAGCAGAACCTTTCATGGCGCTTACATTGCCGTAGTACAGGTTCAGTGTTGCCTTCTCATGCTCAATGTAGAAGTACTCAGCAATACGCACCGTGTTCTCACTTACCCACTGCGAAATAGAGGCATCGCCCACACCTTGCGCCATCATCGAGGATATTGGCTGCGAATTAGGGAACTGACGCTCGTATTCAGCTTTAGTCAGGTCTTCGGTAATGAAACACCACTTGGCATCCGACCCGCAGGGGTCTTGGATGGTGGGGTCCATGTACACGCTGAACGAGTTGCGGATGCGCTCGATCTTGATGTCCTGATCGAACGTGTTCTCGTCGCAGTACTCCGTCAGCAGGCGCCAGTAGCCCTCGCCAAACGTGACCTGGTTCTCGCAGGCGGTGTCGTACGCGACGTCCGCGTCGGACATGTACTCGATGTGCCGCACCACGCCGTCGTAGATCTCGGCAACCTGCGGGTCTGCTCGGTCGTCGGCAGGGATGACCTTGCCGCTGGGCCGGTTCTGGCGCTGGTCGTTGGTGACCTGGCGCACGTGCTGCGGCAGTTTGTTGATCGTCAGGCAGGGCCTGGCGTTGATCGTCTGCCCCTGCACGTTGCCGCGGGTGGCCAGCACGTTGCTCGGCCACTGCCAGTTGTTGTCCGGGCTGCCGGCCATGAACCGCAGATCGTCCAGCTCGTCATTGCGCGACGAACTCAGTGCGCCGAGCGCCATCTGCAGGCGCTCCCGCATGGTGGCTAGGACGTCGTTTTTGGCTGATTTACGGGCCATGGCAGGGTAGGGTCACCGATGCGTTATTTCTTGCCCTTGGCGGGCGCTTTGGCGGCTCGCTG